TACGCTTAGGAGACTATCGGTAGACCATGAAAACCCAAGAGCAAGCGTTGGCTTACGTGAAGACCAAGTGTGCGGCAACCTGCGAACCGACCCTGTCGGACGAGGTATTGACGGACATTCTGAACGATAACGCTTACGCTTCTCTCTGGGTCGCTAACACCGCCTATGCCGAGGGGACGCGCATTGTCCCTGCCACCCCGAACGGTCGGTACTACAAGTGCGCGGTCGCGGGTACCAGTGGTGCCGTTTCCCCCCATTGGATAGGGCGTCGTGTCCCTGATAACGACGTGGTGTGGGTAGATGATGGTCCGGCGTTCGCGGAACTGTACGACCTCAAAGGCGCAATCCACGACGCTTGGCAGCAGAAGGCGTCGGATTCGGCGTGTGAAATAAACTTTTCGGGGGGCAACTCCCGGTTTGAGCGTGAGGCGATACACCTCCACTGTGTTGCTCAGGCGAAACGTTACAAGAAAACGAGGGCAATGGGATGAGTAAAGCAAAGGCGAAAACTTGGACGGCAGACCGCCGTATCTGTCTCGACGCAAAGGGGAAGGTAGTAGATGCCGACCACCCCGACCGCGTCTCATTGTTGGTGCGGAAGGGCGAAACTATACCCCTTGAACGCGCCCAGGAGTTGGGACTGGTCGAGGGCGGCGAACCCAAACCCGGCGACGCACAGAACACCCC